TGGAATGACAGGATTGCTGGTGATGGAAATAGTTGGATTTCCACCCTGACCATTTCCATTTGCTACGTCTATCTCATTGGCGGTTCCAAAAATCTCAACGCCACCGGCAGTCGTGCCATTTTGAAATGCCAACAAACCAGTGCCACCGACCTGGGCCATCGCTGCGATCAAGCCGTCCAAGGCCACCGTTGGGTTGCCAGATACGCCGTCCCCGTCGGTAATGGCCAAGCCGGTACCAGAAACCGCGATAGAGCGACTTGTGACCGTGGACGCACCCGTCTTCACAATCACACCCGTAGAAGCCGCCTCGAGGCTTCCAGAGGCCCCGTTGAGGGTCACCTGAAGGGTTGACTGCGCTCCGCCATCCACAAGGCCAATTCCAGCGCCACCGGCCAGGGCGCGACTGTTGTTGAGCGTCGGCTCCTGATTGAGAGTCAGAAAAGTCTGAGTCAGGATCGGAGACCCGGCCAATGCAGCCGTGGTCGTGCGAAGGGTCTGCCCGTTTTGAACAATTGGGACTGACTCGGTGCCTGTAATTGGGCCAGCCGCAGGCAGTTGGGTGATGGTAATGTTTGGCATATCAGGGCTGCAATCCCAAACCGTCAAGGTTGCCGTTGTTCTCCGGCGTTTCTACATTGCCCTCTGGAGACAAGACAGCCCCACCGTATGGTGCCCCGGCAGACAGATCATTCGGATCGACCGCAACCGAAACGTCTGGCCTTGGAAACCGAATCGTTATCCTTTCGGTTTTGCGAGCGGGCAAACGATACGGGTCGAACTGATCCGCACACCCTTCATTACAAACCTGTAACCCTGGGAAGTTGGGATCTGACCGCATGACCGCATGGGGTCGCTTCATCTTGCACCGGTCGCATACTGCGATTGCGATGTCCGAGTATCCAAGGGTGTCGAGGAAGATCGGCATGGATCACCTCGTGTATACGCTGATGTTCGGGGCGAAGTAAATCGGTGACTTGTCGCGCTCTTCTGCCTCGGCCAGACCAAGGTATTTGTCTGCCTGACCCTCAAGGTACTGGATGCGGGCGGCATCAACCCCAGGAAGCTCCAGGCTCATCCGATGAGCCAGCATGAAGATGACCGCCTCAAACCATCGCTGCGGCACTTCTAGCTCTCCGTAGAGGTCGCCAACATCCATGATCTGGCGCGAGTACCAGACAGTCATCTGGACGAAAGTGTCAGATGGCACCGGCCACAGGTAAATCTCCGACTGCGGGATCGTCCGGTTAAACCAAAACTGGAAAGGCTGGTTGGCCGTGAAGTTCTTGTTCGGCAGGTTGGTGTAGTCGTCCCGGTTTAACCGAGCCATCGTGATCTCGGTCGAGTTGTTGCCGAAGTACAGTTCACGCAGCACCAAAGTGTTGCCTCCGGTCTCCCGGATGCGGTAATACTGCACGGTCTGTCCAACTTCAACGTCGTACCAGATCCACTCCCCGTTGACCCAAGCAGTCTGACCAGGGGCCAACAGAGTCTGCCAAGTAATTCCGTCAATGGAATACTCGAACACAGCGTTAAAAGTGCCAGTGACCCCCGGCAAAACACCGATGGAGCCAATGTAAACCGGGTCGTCCGTGCCATAGTCAACAGAGATGTTGCCATTGGGCGATGTCTGGGTGCAAACGGTCAGAACGTTGCCGTCAAAGGCATTCTCCACAATCCCGCCAGCACTTGATGCGTACCCGCCAGTGATGTTTGGGGTTGGACGGTTCATGCGCCGATACAGCGCCTGCAAAACATCATTGCCACCCAGCGGCAACTGATAAATGTACTTGTTGGCCTGCAACCCGTACACCTTCTTGTCAATCGCCCAGTACTGGATGCCGATGTTGATCAGGTTGGACAGCAGGAAATAAAGAGACTCCCGAGCACTCAAAAGCTGCTCGGAGGTCAACTCCTCTGCCAATTTTCCGCAGCGACGCGCCCCGTGATCAATCAGGGTCTGGACTTGAATGACTGTCGTGCCGACGGTTCCTGAATATGCCATTTACCACCCCGGACAGTTCCAACGCTTCATGGATGCTCGAGAGCGACTGCCCTCTTCGCTCTTCTCTGCAATAGACCCCATTCTCGCGCAAAAAGAGTCACGGCGGGAGCCTCCCTGTGGCTGCGGAGCCTTCAAATTTGACCCGGTCTCCCGGTTGTACTTGGCCCGGCCTTTTGCGGTCAAACCAGCACCCTGGTCTGCAGGCAGCTTTTCGCCCCGACCAATAGCCAAGGATACCCCGCCCTTTTTCATGCGCTCTGGCAGGCCGCTATAGGCCTTCTTGCCCTTGTTGACCTGGGTGAACTCAGCCGCCGTGCTGGGGCTGATCCCGACCTTCTTGGCGAACTTGGGATTGTTCTCTGCCGCCTTCATCAGCCTGAATTGGGCTTGAGACTTGGCTGGCATCAGGACACCTGATTAACGGTCAAGATCATCGCGGGGGCAGCAGGATACAGCGGGCTGGCGCTTGCCGGGTAGGTGACAATGGTGCCGTGGCCATCAACAGACAACCATCTCATGGTGACCTTGTCGCCAGCATTAAGAGACAAAAACACATTTGCCGCCATCAACGCAGACGCAGGCGTGTTTTCATTCTCACGGGATGCGATGGTCACCCGACTTGCTGTATTGGCCACATCGGCACCATTTATAGCAAACCAAACGCTCAACAGCGTCTGACCGGCTGTTGAGTTATTTAATTGCCCACTGAACGCAAAGTTGTACTTGCCCCCAACCGCAACAGTAATTTCGCTGGTCGTTGTATTGAGCGTCACCCCATTGCTCGGATCTTGGGTGTTCAACTGCAGCAGCGTCGGCGTATTGGCGACCGCCACTTGAGCGCCATTGACTGTAGTGCCCAAAGTGTGAGCCTTGTTTGGAGATCCTGCCGCCCCACGGGTGCATCCAGTAAACGATGTGGCGGTGATTCCCGTGTAGGTAATCAACTCTGCGTCAATAAAGATTGCACCAACAGCAGAAAATCCGCTGGTGGTCACCACCGGAATGGTCGTCTGCACGTTGGTGATGTTCCCACTCAATGTGGTGCTGAAATCAAAGTAAAACGACCCGTATTGGGTATTGATGTCAGACGGCGACAGAGCCTTCCAGATCGGCGCAGCAGATACCGATCCGGTTCCGGTCTGCGTCAGAAACTTCTGGGTCGTCGTCGTGTTACCGGCCAGCTTCGCCAGGGTGTTGGAGGCCGACGCATACAGCGTGTCCCCAAGGGTATAGCTGGTGATGTTGGTGCCGCCCTGGGTCGTCAACACAGGATTGACGTTGAGCACCTGAGAGACATAGTTGGCCGTGGTGACCTGTTTGTTGAGGCCAGCCTGAACAATCGGCGTGATTTCGGTTCCGTCCAGCGTTGACGCCGATGGCATCGCGGAGATTTTGGTATCAGGCATCAGCAGACCTCCATGTAAATTTTGCTATTGTCCTCTTGTAGGACATAGCCCGAGCTTTCCATCAGAATAAAACAGGTCGTCGGAGGGACAGGAGGAATGAGACAGGAGTAGGTATCAACCACCCCCGCCCCGCCAAGGTCTTCACCATACGCGCCAGAACTTGCGTCAGCAGTCACCCCGAGAGCGCACCCAGGCGTGGTCTGCGCCTGATCCGCCACGCTCGACCAGCCGACGTAGGACATCAGATCCCCGCTTGAATAAGTTCAAGCGTTGCAGTGCCGCCGCCAGAGTTGACCAGCAACTTAACGCCACTCACCGGGAAGGCGTAATTGCCATCTTGGTTCGTTGACTCAGAGGCTACAGAAGGATGATCAAACCAAGTCGTGAAACCAACAGCAGGATCGTCAAATGTGTGCTGAACGGTGTAGTTGACCGTGCCAGTCACAGAAACACCAAAACCCACGTTGAACGGGCTGATGTTCGTATTCATCACCAGAGCAGAGCTTGAGCCTGTACCGGTCTTGGAAACAGTCTGAACTTTCATTTTTTTCCCCAAGGAAAGCGGGGGCCGAAGCCCCCACCTTGTTTCAGCACTTCACCGCGCCGCCACTTTTTCTGCCAGGAGACACAGTCACAGACTTCTCAGTCTTGGTGACAGAGCCTTCCGGCTTCTCGGCCTCTTTCGAGGTGAACAGGCTTTTCGCACCCTCAATCATCCGACGAGGAATCGAACGGATGGCCTTGGCCATGCCCATCTCTTCCTCGGTCGGGCCGATTGATTTGTCGTAAGCGCCCTTGGAAAGGTCAACCTTGCCGCCCTCGTTCATCTTCTTGCCGTACTTGCTGTAAACCTCGTTGGAGTACGCCTTGGCCTGTTTCATGGCCGTAGCGTTTTCGCTCTTGAAGTTCTTTTGCAAGCGGCCTTCAGCAGCAGTGACACTGCCGCCTTTTTTGAAGGTGCCCGAAAGCTCGTTGATGCTCACTGGAGTGGACGGCTTTTTGCGGCCCTGCGGCATAGCGACGGGGGCACCGCTATCAACAACTCCCCCCGCCGCGTAGCCCTTTTTTGCGGCACCACCTTTACGGTAGCCACCACCGTTGGACTTGGCCACACCGCCAGTGGCATAGCCACCGCCGTTGCCCAACTTCACATCACCGGTTTTGGCCGGGGAGTGGTCGGTCTTGGCAGTGTGCATCTTGGTGTCGCGGTAAGCCCCACCTTGGCCTTCGGTGTTGATGATGCCGCCAGCCTTGTAGCCGCCCTGGCCATCAACCACGCCACCAGTTTTCAGGCCTTTGTGGCCCTTGCTGGCAGGCTTGGACTCGTGAGACTTCAGTTCTTTTTCAAGACCCTTCATCTTCGACATCTCAGCCTTGTGCGTGGCTTTGGACTCGCCACCCTTTTTCAACATCTTGCCAGCCATGCCGACCGGGGCCGCAGGAGCAGCACCAGCAGGCATAGCCATCATTGCACGACGACGAGCGGCCATCGAAGGACGGCCAGGGGAGGCAGTGGGCATCATTCCACCGCGAGCAGGAGCAGCAGGCATAGCAGGAGCGGGCATACCGCCCATCTGCATCTTCTTCTCAACCTTGCCGCCCTTTTTGAGTTTCAGCTCAACGGTCGGCTCAGTGGTCATCATTTTGACCATCGGTTTGAATTGGCCCATGATTTACCTCAGACTTTCTGAGCATACACAACGGTCAGACGAACAATCGCCTGGGTTGTGCTGATCGTGCCATCGGGATCAACCGTAATGAACACCGACTGGTTGGTGCCGATGTTTGCCATCGCAGCCAACTGAGCAGCGGTAAACGTAAGAGCCGCACGACCACCCGCGAAGATGTCCGTGGACGACACATACTGAGTACCAGCAGCAGCAGTACCAATGGTCATTGCAATTGCAGTAGCGGTGCCACCACCAACCACCTCGTTCTGAACCATATCAACAAAAAAGTCGATGATTTGGGACGATGCGGGCAGGGTAACCGATGCGCTTGTCGCAGTACCTGCGGCAGCGGTCGTGACAGTGGTCGTCTGGCTCACGACGACGAAACCGCCGTCAACAGAGTCAGTCAGCGTGTCAGAGCCAGTACGCAGGGTAGAACCAATGTAGGTTTGTGCCATTGTCTTTTCTCCTTAATGGAGCAGGGGCCGAAGCCCCCACTTAGGTTTAGACGCCGGGGGTGCCGTACATTGCACGCGGATCAGTGAAGCCGACATCGTAACGCTCGGTGGCCTTGTAGCGCATCGAGTCAGTTTCAAAGTCGCCTTCCATCGTCTTCTCCAGCTTGCGACGCATCAAGAGCTTCATGCCCTCGGGAGCGTCGGTCTGAACCCACCATGCGCTTGCATTGGTCAGACGCGACAGAACAGCGGCACCCTCGTCCAGCAAGCCAATCGACTTGATGGGGTTGATGTCGTTGTTGGCGTTGCCAGCACGCAGCACAGACTTCAGCAGCACTTCGGCCTGGAAGACGTTGCCAGGAGCGACCACCAGTTGGCGGGGCACCAGACGGATCTTCTTGCCGTTGTTGTCCACAGCCTGACGGATCTGGATCAACATCTGCTCAAGCGAGGTCTGAGACAGGTTAGCAGCGGTGGTTAGCAGGTTGCTGAAGGTGCCGCTGACGATGGGGTGCGAGGCACTGTTCAGAGCCACGCCGTCGCCGCCAGGATACGCTGCATTGAAAGCGCGGTTCAGCACGTTGGCCGACAGCGTTTCCTTGGTCTCGATCAGCGACTGAGCGAGGTGGCGAGCGTACACCTGACCGATACGGATATGGTCACCGTCCTCAACCAGCACTTTGGTCAGCGCGAAGGCCAGACCATACACGTTGTAAACGTAGCGCTTGAGGAACAGCACACCACCCTGCTGGTAGCTGACGGGGGTGCCGTCAGGCAACTGCGGGGCAGCGCCAAAGCCGTACAGGACGGGCTCTTCATGGTAGTTACGGGGAATACCTTCCTGCTCGCGGAACACTCGGCTCCACTCGTCAGTGCGTTGATCGTATACACCATCAAAGCACTCGTTCAGGATAGGTTCAACAATTGACCGAAAGTCGGTACTGCGCATTGGAGCGGCCATGATTTACCCCCTTTTAGATGGCGTTAACGGACGCATTGAACTGCGACTCGTTAATGGTTACGCGAACAACCGTGAACGCATCGCCCCACTCATTGTCGGGGTACGGGGCCAGATCACGGATCAACATCTGTGCGCTGTTGCCAGCACCGACCAGGGTGGTCGAGAGCGTGCATTGCGACAGACCAGTGGTCGTGGAACCAGCAGTGGTGTTGCTCAGATCGGCCATGTCGCCGATAGAGGTTTGAGCCAGCGAACCGGCAGCCTGGATTTCATAAACGATGTTGGGGTCGTTGTAGAAATAAGCCACGCAAGAACCGGTCTGGTATGCCGTGTTGGCAGGCCAGTAGTTCGAGACGCGACGACGGCCAGTGGTGTCAGTCCACTCCACACCAGCGAAAGCGCCTTGGAAGGCATCGCCAGCGGCAGCGACAACAATGTTGCCACTTGAGTTGAGCTTGACCGGTTGGCCCTTGAGGATGTCGGTGTTATAAGCCGACGCGATACCGTTAGCCAGCGCCTGAGCGCGATCCAAGCCGGAGGGATGGAACGCAGGACGCAAGCCGAACGGAGCATTTACAGCAGACATAGTCTTACTCCCTAGTTAAATTCACCCCTGAAAAACAGGGGCAGCAACAGTTCGGTCGATATTGCCAAATCCCTCGCCTTCAACCTTGCCCAGGGCTTTCCCAGAGCTATCGCGGTTACCTTGGAGCTGCTCAACTTGGACGCGGATCTTGTCTGCCTCTTCGTTGGGAGCCTCATGGTGCATTTGCAGCATGATGTCCTGATAAATATCCATAGGGATCTTATGCAGTCGCATCTCGTTGCAAGCGATAAAACCGATGTCTTCGCCAGCCTTTACGCGGTAATTCTCGAATCCCGGCAACTCATCTGCGCTAACAGGTATGTAGCCAAGTCGCATCCGCTTATCAATGCTGTCGTATCCATTGGTGGTCGATAACCAGCAAAGGTGCCATCCCGGCATTTCCGGAACCTTTGGCAGCGCACTTTGTGTCCACTCATCGCTCCACATCTTTCGACGTTCCTGCGCTGACATGAACTTCTCTTCGGGGGCAGCTCGGGTCTGATCTTGCGAAGATCTATTCTCACGGCCACCAGCGTTGAGAGTTTTTTTGAGACGAGAATCCATAATGTTCAGCTCCTTTTGTTTCGTGCTTCTTGGGCGTATCGTTTGATCATTTTGCTGCGCTTTTCTGGGTCATCCCAGAAACCGGCTTCCTTCATTGCTCTGACCTGTTCAGGTTCCAAAACAAATTGGTTGCCGCCTGCGCGTCCAACTGACTCACGACTCGACCCCGTTACAAAACTGCGAGGGCTCCTTCTGGACGGTTGATCGTCTTGTGATCTAGTATAACGGTGTGGCAAACGCTTTTGCAAGCGGTTGTCAAGCTCGTCCCAATAATCTTTTGTGGATGGATCCCATCCTTCTGCAACAAGCCGGTTGTCAATAACCTTGGCAATTGCACTGTCCTCGTCTTCCGAGTCAGGCTTGTACCAAGAATTACTTTCCATCCAGTCGTTCGCAAGTCGAACCAGCTTCGGGTTTGCC